GTGCCGCACCATTCATGTCTGCTGTGAGCTGGTAAATCGGTATTTCCTTGCCATACCGCTCAACACACTCCATGTGCAGAATCTCCTGCACGTCCTTGTGATGCGCGAATACTACGAGTTTACGATCCGTGTCCTCTACGAACTCGTCGATGTAATCGAGTGTGGCTGGAACCTTGGCGAGAGCTACGAGGCGACGCATCTTAGCCATCGCAGCGATAATCGCCATTCCGCCCATGTCAGCGGCTTCGCTCTCATACCATGCTACGAATGCTTCCACTGCCTCGTCGTAGACTTTCTCGTCATTCTGGTCCATGACGACATTCAGTTTCGTTCTATTGACTTCTGGTAGTTCAGACATGACTTCCTTCCGTTCTCGTCTGATGCATATGTCTTTCGTGTACTCTCTAAAAGCCGGGATATTCCTGATACCGCCTTCTTTCATCTGATTTCCTACCCAGTATTTCGCTACCCAGTCGCGCTCGAAGCGCTCGCCTGAATAGAATTTAATGGGGTCCATCATGTTCATGACAGGATACAGCTCGCTGCCACGATTATTCCACGGCGTGCCTGATAGCGGTAGCACCTTCCTGTTCTTCACTACCTTCCGCACCATCTGAGTGCGGCTTGAATCTGGATTCTTGATTTGCTGACATTCGTCCAGCACGACTAGCTTGATACCGACTGTATCGAACTGTGTGATGTCGAATCCGCTTACAGAGGTTCCACCGTTCTTCAGCTTCTTTACTTTCGGCACCAGCATGTCGTAGCCGATGATGTAATGCTTCAGGCCCGGCAGTAATCGTTCCTTCGATGAATTGATAATCTGGGGAATGTGTTCATCGCCCATCCAATTCATGATGCTCGATGCAAGTTGGTCCTTCGTGCCTGACTTATTGATCCAGAGGACAGGCCACCATTCTGGATGAAAGAAAATAACTCCTTCAGCCTGAATGGTCTTGCCGAGGCCCATCTCATCGAATACTGCCGCTCCCTTATTCACGCTGAGTCCGGCTTCAAGGAACTTCATTCCTTCAATCTGGAAGTCGTAAGGTTTCTTTCTGTTGCAGCGTGTGCAGTTATTCTTGTCCCACACATGTTTACAGAGCAGATCACCGCCCATCTGGAATGTGTGGAATGGAGTTCCTTTCGGTATCGTCCTGACGACGACATGCCCACACTCCAGCGTGATTAGCTTGATGTCTGGAGTCGTATCGCCGTTGCTGACGATAGTCTGCTCTGACTTCGACTTGGCGACTCTACCGCACTGCTCGCATTTATCCTGTAGTCGCGTGATGTTGTACTTGGGAGTGCGTACAACATGTTCCTCGAATGTGACTTCTACATCCGCGCCGCTCCGTATCGCGTCAATCACCTCTGGCGATAGACTGAGATTCGAGCATGGCATCGTGTTATCGCAGCCGATTTCACGCGCCTTCGCACTCCAGATATCGTTATGAAGATGGCCCGGGCAGAGTGCGTGTGCTATTTCGTGGCGAATCGTGTTGATTACATCCTTGTCTGGATGCATGTCGATGTGGTGAGCGGACAGGATGATACATTTGTCCTTGTAGGAACATAGTCCAAGAAATCTAGACTCAGCATTCTGATTCAGACGGACACTCCATTCGGATAGTCCGTGCTTACTCAATTCGTCCCGCAGGAACTTGGTGGCTTCGACTCGCGTCATGATGTAGTATCGTCCTCTCGGATCGCGCGTGTGTATTACTGAGTACTGACTGGAACTAGTTCGATGCGGGCAGAGTCCCCATCATTTCGGCGAAGATACGCGCAGCCGCTTCTGCCGCGATATTCCGCTGAACCATGATGGAGCGAACCTGTGCCATGGGGACAGAATACTTCTTGCAGGCTTCGAACAATTCCTGCTTCTTGAAGTCTGCGGCGCCTGCGGCGCGTGGCTTCGGTGACTTGCTGGACTTAGGGGCTGGAGCCGGCTGGTAGGATTTATCGAAATCCTTGTATTTCTCTCGAATCTCGCCCTTCAGCTTGGCCGCTGAAGTCTGTACCTGCGTCTGCCACATGCGCATCTCATTCTCTTTCACGCGCATCATTTCGATGAATGCCTGACGTTCCTCGAATATCACCTGCTGGAGATGCTTGAAATGGTTGTAGGCAGTCTCCGTGATTACGTAGTCTTTCTTATCCTGCGGGATGGATGCATCGGCATACACGCTGCGGACCAATTCGACCACGGCTGGAGTCTGCGCGTTGTAGATATCAGTCTTCAGCACGATGGCTGCGTCGACTGCGCGTACTTCCTGCACCATTCGATTGGCGTCTACAGCCTGACTCAGCGTGTTAGCTTCCCGCGCGTCGCACTCTGAGCATTGCCATGTAGAGCCATGCCGCAGGTTCAGGATTACTGCGGTATTAGCGCAGCACTCGCATTCACCCTTCTTCGGGCTGGAGTTATTGACAGCCATTATCGGCCTGCCTTCGACTTGTTGGAGGATTTCGCTACGCTCGCGGTGGCGGTGACTGTACGCGCGTATTGCTTGATAGAGCGGACAGGTTGATAGAGCGGATCATGCCACACGCAGGTGCCAGTGCGATCCATGACTGATGGAGCATTCGGGCTGGAAATGTTGGAAGGAAACTTACGGACGCGACGTGGGCGCTTGCAGATAGTGCAGTAAAACCGTTTCATGACTGTGTGTCCTCTCGGAACTCTCAGCGGATGGATGTATCGGCTGGAGATATCGCGGGCCAAACGCTCCGCGAGGACTCACGTTATCATGGATCGGGTCCGGAGCGCAAGTGGGGTCTAAGTCCTTTGTTCGGTTAGGTTTACGGATACCCGACCGAATCGGTCCCCCTTTCGGAATGACCGATTCGGCGGGCTGGCTACATGTATCCGCTACTTCCTGCTGGCGTATAGTTTTCTGTATTCGTTTACCATAAGCTCGGGCATGATGTACATGACGATTCCATTGAATTCTGTCGTCAGTACCATATTCGCATCGTGGAAACTGCGCATGATCGTATCCAATTCCTCCATATTCTGAGTGTGATGGAATGTCTTCTTAATGAGTGTGGACCGTGTGAGTGCGTGTGCAGGTGTAGCTATTAGCTCTTGTATGACGATAAGTTTTATCATATTTGTACGAGTCATTGTTGGTTTCATACATCCTCTGAAGTCGGTTTATCTTCTTCAGGAATTAAGTCTTCTTCAGAGAATACTTCTTCATTCTTTATGTCCAGTTCACGTTGATTTTCTTCTATTCTTTTCAGAATGTTCTCAGTGATTCCATGTTTTAATCTTAGAGTGCGTCTCTGCTCAGTCGTTAAACTTTTTACTCTGTATATTCCCATCATACCAATGATGAGTCTGGCTTCGTTGTACTCTGACTGATCTACTGCTCCAGAGCATTCGTCACATTCTGGTCGATTTTTCAGCATATTTGTTGATGTGAGTGTGAATTTCTCCCCACACTTCCAACAGATGGAATACGCACCCAGTGGTGCAGGATTCATATTGCTAGGCATGAAATGTGTACATCCGTCAAGCGCGCATGCCCACAATCCATCATCTCTCCTGTAGTACCTGTGTGTATGCTTCTTAGCTCCTGTTTGTCTCGGCATGATGTATTCTCCTGTTTGTATTTGAGTACTCCGGGGCGGTGTCGTCTGGAGGGTACTTCCCTCCCTCCACACTCCCTCCCGTCTAGTGTATCATGGGTGTCAAGTGTCCTGTGAAGTGGACATAATACATGATGAAAATAAATGTATTAAAAAAAAAAAAAAATAAAAAACCTTTCGCTTCAATTATCAAGCCGTTGTCCTCATCTGAGGACGGTATATTGCTCTAAGGTAGAGAGGGAGTGGAGGGAGGGGGGAGGAGGGAGAGAGGGTAAATATATCCAGCCGATAAATCCTGCACAATACATGTATGGTGTTCTTGCACAGCGAATCTGCACAGAGTCGTGGCCGGATACCTGCACAGAGAGTCTGCACAGCGCAGCTCCTGGCTGCCGAGTGGTAATACCGCCTGCCCGCTGGAGCCTGCGGCTGGAGCCTGTTCGAGCCTACGACTATCCTTCTGACGATAGTCGTGGAAACGAATATCGTGGGAGAGAGAATGCCGACAGCCCGCGAGGACCATCGGCATGTGTCGTGCTACGACAGGATGAGACGTGCGTCAGCGAGCGCGTGACGCGCCAGCATGCGGCTGTAGACATACGCCGCCGTGAGGTTGCCGTCCGCGATAGCCAGCGCGACAGCGAACTGGAGCGAGCGCCGGTCTAGGAATGAGGTTGGATACATGGTGCGAGTCCTTTCGGAACTGGGAAAGGCTCCAGCCGTCGGCGTGACCGGCTGGAGTATGTGACAGGTGATTAGTCCTTGCCGAGTTCCTGCGCGTTGAACGACTTCGGCTCCGGCAGGTTGAGACACGCGATGGAGTCCCACGCGGTAGCGAGCGCGGAGAACTGACCATCCGACACGACGACGACGGTCAGGAGAGAGACGCCAGCGGACTTCGGTTCGCTGTAGCCTGACGTAAACTTGAATTCGACCTTGTAGAGTTTCATTGTGTGAGTCCTTCCGGAGCTTCGTTTCGGCCCTGTGCTGTGGGCCATCATCAGCGGACGGCCATACCGTCCGGACGAAGTGGCTGGAGCCTGTGGGAGCGCTCCAGCCATGTGTAACTAGTCTTCCCACGCGATACCGAGTGCCTGCGATGCGAGCGCCTTCGCGGCGCTCTCGGTGTATCGCGGTGTGCCGTCCGGCAGTTTCGCGTTGCGAAGCGTGCGGACCATGTTGCGGAGTCCAATCTGCGGGTCGTTCGCTTCTGTCGGCTTCTCGTAGCCTGCTGCCTTCAGCGCTTCCGTCAACGATGCCTGACGCGCTTTGTTGCCTTCCTGACGGTTGACGACTGCAAGGATGTCAGCATCCGACAGCCAGCGGCCATCCGCCTTTGCGGACTCTGGTGTGGGGAACTCCAGCCAGTTCCACTCATACGGAATCGGCGTATCGAGGTCCTTCTTATACGCCTTCGAGGTTTCCGATGCGTCTACCCGCTGGACCTTGCCGTCTTCCCGAATCGTGCCGTCTACGAGTTTGATTGCTTCTGCCATGCGTGCACTTCCCTGTATATCGCTCGCGGTATGCGAGACGACAGCTTGGGCGGAGTCGTCCCCGAGGGGCGCCAACCGCGAAATCGAATCGAGCAACATAGGACGACAGTATCCGACAAGCAAGGTCCGAATGCAATAGCCGAATATGTATATCGGCGCCGCCCTATCATACCTCGGACTGGACTGTCAACTTGACAGCCTGCCACGATGTGTGCTGTGCCGTGGTCATACCACTTGCCTCGCTCACAGGTTGTAGTGGTATGCAAGTGGTTTCTTTCTATAGCTATTGGTCATACCACTTGGCGCCGGCCTCGATGCCAGGAATCAAGAAACTCTAGGAATTTTGCAGGTTTCTTAATGCGACTAGTCTCATTAGCGCAGGTGGTATTACCACTAGGGTACTGGGAGGGGGTACACCCATGTAAGTGGTCATACCACTTGCGATCTGGATGGGGTGGTGTAGCAATTGAATCTGATACTCAAATACATATATAGAAATACACACATTCAATCAGGGTCCCATATTCAGCGGGTCCCATCCAGTAGGATTCCGGTAGGAAATGAGCCTCCTTATATAGATGCGTGACAGGCTATAGGAGCCGCTACGCGGCTGTTCCACTCACGACCGAGGGCGGGGCTAACTCGTTGGGCGTCTCGACTTTGCCCCGTTCATGGGGCATCCTGAGCCGTCTTAGGCCCGGTCGGTATGTTGGAATTATCTTGACTTTATGATACAGACTCGTTACTATTACTGCGGGCAGTCGTTCCGCCCCATATATCCACAGGAACAATTAATACCTGCATTAAATATTTGAGTACCGGAGGTGTATGTGCCTATCGGAATAGTTAATGACGATGACCTGATGGCTGAGCTTTCCAGGTTGAATCCTTCCCTGAAGAAACCTGAAGTGCGTGTGCCTGAAGTCATCATACAGGAACAACCCACACGCGGGCGGGCTGAAGGTGATAATAACGTACCAGATTCACTCAGACAAATAATTGGTGAGGAAGCAGTCATCAATGGGCGCTCAGCGGCTGTAGGACTCGCTGGAATGTTTGGCATATCGCCATCTTCAGCATCAGCATACGCGAAGGGTGCGACCTCCACCGACAGCTACAACACTCCTTCCAAGAGTATCATAGGACATATCAATAAATCACGCGCGCGTGCTATCAATCGCGCAGGTAAGACTCTGAATGCGGCATTAGGATCCATCACTCAAGAGAAATTAGATTACGCGGATGCGCGTGACTTGAGTACGATTGCGAAGGATATGTCGGTCATCATCAAGAATCTGGAACCAGAGGCACCACCTCCTGTCGATCCAAATGCACCGCAGACTCCCCAGTATGTAATCTACGCTCCCACATTCCGCGATGAGCGTTCATACGATTCTATCACCGTGCAGGAGTAGCATCATGCCAATCTCAGAAATCGATATCGATCCATTCCATCCGGCGCTTCGCGCGGGGACAGTTTCATTCACACCTACTGACCAACAGAGATGGTATCTGCGTGAAGTATTGGATATCTGTTGTAGTGACTCACGTTTTGCAGAGAAGGCATATGATGCCATCCTGCTGAATCTTCTTGGTGCAGTAGCTGGCTCACTTCCAGCTAGTATTACTTCTCTCGTTCCATCCTCTGCTGAAATCGGGGATCCATCATTCACTCTGCATGTGCATGGAACTGGTTTCTCTACAGGAAGCATCATCAATTTCGCTGGACAGGATGAGCCGACTACCTATATCTCTAACACTCATGTCACCACTGGTGTGAACATGGCGGTATGGCATGGAGCTGATGTACTTCCAGTCTACATCAAGAATCCTGATTCCACCGTATCTAACACTCAGATGTTTACATTCGCTGTGACAGTTCCCGGTGCGATGAAGAAGTTAGTCACTCCAATCACTCCTACACCAGTAAAGAAGTAGGCTCACTTCGTTCGCGTGTATAAGGATACAAGATGCCTATCGAACTTCTTCCACTTGGTCCACCCACCACCATGCAGCCGAATGTAATCTATGCATTGCCGGCTGTGAAGTGTACTCTGTTCACTGATGGTAGTCCAGTGCCGACATTGCAGGTATCGAATACATCTGTATTCACCAACAATCAGGCGCTGACTCTTGTCGCTGGTGTAGTGACAGTCGCTGGTGGGGGATTCATTCGATCTACCGCATCACCTGCACTCGTCACACTAAAGAGGGACTAACTCTAACCAAAGGAAGTATATGAAGTTAGCAGCCACGCTACTCATCTCACTCATTGCACTAACTGGTGGAGTCGGTTGTGATAAAACGTATATCATTCCTACTGGTCCAACTGCTACCACTGTTACTGGCAATGGGAATCCTGTACCTAATCCAACACCTGGTTCACCAGTCGTAGTCTCTAGCAAGATTGAATTTCGAGTCACAGGTAATGCATTGGGCGCGCGTATCCGCATATCAGATGCAGTGAACGGACTGAATCAGATTACAACGACGCTGCCTTACACATTCACTGTGACTACCTCTCTCGATAGCATGTTCGTATCACTCGAATCTACTCCGACTTCATACGGCGCATTGACATCTAATCCATTCCACTCAGTGCAGATATTCACTAATGGTGTACTATTCCGTGAGGCTAGTTCAACTGATTTCTTCCTCTCGACTGTTTCAGTCAGTGGAACTTGGCGTCGTTAATACGTCGCAGACATTAGAATAGATTACGCGCACTCAGCGCGAGCGGAGCGAGATATGGGATTGTTTGGTGCTCTAAAGTCAGCAGTGAAGGCCCCAGTCAAAGCTGTACAGAAACTCCCTGGAATGGGTAGTGTCAATAAGGCTGTAGGTAAAGTACCTGGAATGGGTGCGATGGGTGGTGCACTTGGTCTGGGTCCATCTCCACAGATGCAGCAGCAGAATGGATTGATGGGTAAAGCTGGTGCAATTGGACAGATGGCTAGTCAGATGAATCCTGGAATGAATATGCAGAAGCCGCAGCCAATGCAGTCAGTTCCACCGATGGGTGATGCGAATCAGCTTTCTCTGGGTGCGCGTAATCCACAGGATACACCTGAACAGAATATGATTGGTCAGATGCAGGCACCTGATTCAATGGGTTCCATGCCACAGCCAATGAATCCTTCACAGGATAATCCTGCTGCAATGATGGCGAATCGTCAGATGCAGATGCAGCAAGGACAGCCAATGGGAATTGGGCCATCATTCGGGGCTGCTTCGCAGCAGAATCCGCGAATGATGGGACGCGGACAGATGCGTAATCCACGAATGATGTAGCATCACACGCGCGCGTGAATCAGAGTCACTACAGTGTCAAGAAATCCTAATGAGTGGAAGCCTTCGCCTAAGCAGGCGGCATTCCTATCGATTCCTACATCCATTAAGGAAGCTGCATATCTCGGTGGCGCTGGTTCGGGTAAATCCGACATTCTACTTATTTACGGAATATGTCATCGTTGGCATGAGAATCCAAAATTCAAGCAAGTATTCCTACGTCGTACTTTCCCTGAACTGATAAATGAAATAGTTCCACGAACGAAGGAACTATACACCAAGTTCGGTGCAACATTCAATAAGACAGAAATGATATGGACGTTCCCATCTGGTGCCATCATCATGCTAGGTCATTGTGAGAATGAAGACGATGCCCACAAATACGATTCGATGGAAATTAACTTATTTACTCCTGATGAAATCACATCCTTCACGGAGTATATGTATCTCTACATCGGATTCACCCGAGTCCGTACAGGAGATCCGCAACTACCAGCCATCATTAGAACTGCGGGAATGCCCGGAGGCATTGGACATAGTTGGGTCAAGAAAAGATTCGTTGATCCAGAACCCAAAGGCGGAAAAGTATTAGTAGGTAGAGGTGGTAACAAGAGGACGATGGTATTCGCTACGCAGGCGGATAATCCACACATCGATCCTACCTACAAGCAGAGTCTACTCGCATTACCTGAAGCCGAGAAGAATGCTAAGCTGTATGGAGATTTCGACAGCTATCTTGGTCAAGTCTTCACAGAGTTTAGGGATCATCACGTACCAGGTGAGCCTGAGAACGCTCTACATGTGGTGGAACCTTTCGATATCCCATCATGGTGGCCGCGCATGATGGTTGGAGATTGGGGTTTCACCGCGATGACATGGATTGGATTCGCTGCAATCTCTCCATCTAAGCGCGTGTACATTTATCGAGAGATGCACTGGGTTAAGACTTACATAGCGGAGTGGGCACCTCATGTTAAAGCGTACATCGATAAGGAAAATCCGCGTCTTATACGTTTCTGTAAATCCGCGGGGCAGGATCGTGGGCAGGAGCATACGATCCAGCAGCAAATTGAGAATGAACTCCAGGTACAGGTAGAATTATCCAACAATTCTCCAGGATCGCGTGTCGCTACTAAGAATTTACTACATGAATATCTAAGATGGACCACTAAACAAGTGCCGGCTACTGATGCAGGTCAATATGATGAAGAATATGCCATGTGGATTATGCGAAATCGTGGGATGAGGGAGTATAAATCCTACATGAACTCATTCAATGAAGTAGAACCAGAGACTAACATCCCTAAATTGCAGATTTTCAAGGATGCGTGTCCGGTTTTAGTGAATGCGATCAAGGCATGTAGCTACGATAAGCCGAAAAATAATAAAGTCGCAGAAGACATCGCAGAATTCGATGGAGATGACCCCATCGACGGACTCAGATATATTGTTGATGCTGCTGAAGGATATTTTGACGAAGCCAATGATGAATTCAAGAGAGTTAAAACTCAAGAATCGCTTGTTGCGAAACTTACGGCGACTAATGATTGGACTGCCTACTACCGGAACATGCATAAAATTGAATCGGAATCAGATGAAACGATTAAACCAGTTGGAAGATACCATTCAAGGAATTGAAAAATAATGATTAAGAAACTTCTGTACAAGATCTTCGGGCTAACTCCTGATACATGTGCTTCTTGTGAACTCTTGCGCGACTTACTTGAAAAGAGTGAGGGGGGCCGCAGTGAGCTGCTACATAAGCTATTGGAAAGGGAGAAGCCCGAACAGGTTGTACAGCAGACAGAGGAATTTCAGCCAATCAAGCCACAGCATGTTCCATGGCGCGTAAGACAGCAAATGCTAGAGGCTGAAGATAGAAAACAGGCTGCATTATTACGGCAGAATGCACAGGACATTGCATCACTTGAGAAGGAATTGGGTGTAACTTCTACGAATAGGGAAGAACATGCCATTCAAAAGTGAGAAGCAGCGCAGACTGTTTCAGATGATTGCACACGGTAAACATCCTACTAAATATGGTAGGAGTATTGGACCATCCCCAGAAGTAGCGCGTAAATTCATCGCTGACTCAGGTAATGAAGTCAGTAAGGGGAAAAAGAAATGATCACGCTACTCATCGTCATCGTAGTTCTTGGACTCTGTTTGTATCTCGTCGAGAATTACATTCCGATGAGTCCACCCATCAAACTTGTACTACGGGTAGTAGTGGTGTTGATAGTTGTACTCTGGCTGCTACAACTATTCGGTATCTACGACCTGCCCGTAGTCAAACTCCGTGGTTAGTAGTCTGTAAAGAGCAGGAGTAATCATGGGATTCAAGAGCGTAATGAAAAAAGTCGGCAAGGTGGCGCTGAAAGCTGCGCCTATTGCCGCCATGTTTATTCCTGGAGTCGGTCCACTCGCTTCAATGGCTATTAGTGCTGCATCTAACGCAGCATCTAAGAAGATTGAAGGCGGTAGCTGGAAGTCTGCATTGGGTGCAGGTGCAATCGGAGCAGCTACAGGATACGGAGCGGGTGCAATTAAATCTGCCGCAGACGCAGCTAAGATTGCGAAGACTGCTGGTGGACTTGCTCCCAGTGCGAGTGTAGGTGAGAAGATTGCAACTACTGCTGTGAAAGCTGCACCAAAGGTGAGTGCGCTTGGAAAAGTTATGAATGGTGTAAACACCGGAATGAATATTGCTAGTCCAGTCATGAGTGCGATTCAATCTGCTGGATCTGCACCTTCGAGTGGAAATAGTAAGAGTAGCAGTAGTGGAATCGGTCCCACTCCTGGAGTATACACACCATACCAGCCTGATGCAAATAGTGCAGTGAATCGTGGTAGACTCGCGGGCGCGCAGGATCAAGGCTTCAGGAAGGGATACGATGTGAAGACACGTATCGGTGAACCTGATGAAGCGGGCACATATCAGACACAGATCAGCAGGATGCCGAAGATCAATACAGATTACGCATCGATGGGGGTGGCTCCGCCACGTAAGAGGAAGTCAGCTATAAATGACGACGGTACAATGAAACCTCTGCCGGGTAATTACAGTCGTACACAGCCGGTCATGCGCGCTCCACAGGCTTACTAATGGCTGACGATATCGAAGACTTGCCAGAATCTATCAAGAACTCTATCAAAGCACTCATCGATCATTTCGATGATGAGGATAGAGCTGTGCGTGACAGGCAGATCCGCCAGTGGAGGCGCCTGAAACTACTCTGGGAAAATGTGCAGAATATGTACTACAGTGAGGTGGCACATGACTGGAGAATTCCGGATGATGGGAAAGA